TTGTTGCTCGATAAGTTGGTTCAGCAATTGGGGCCTGAACTGGCTCAGTGCAGCCTGAACATTGCCGCCACGAAGGCCGCCAGTTGCTGATGCATTCTGAAGAATCGCATTCTCTCCTTGCTGCTGCATTGACTGAAACAGAGGGGACTGCTCAAACCCTGATACTGCTTGTTGCTGCGCCTCTGGGCCTTGCAAACCAATCAAGGCTTGTTGCTGCTGCATTGCCCCGGTGCCAGCCTGAACATATGGAGACATCAATTGAACTAACGAATCAAACTGGCGGCGCTGTTCGTCAATGCCAGCCTGGGCTGCTGCCGCCTGTGTTTGGCCAGCTTGCTCGGCTGCTCTCCCAGCCTGCTTCGCGCCAGTGATCCCACCAAGAATATTGCCGATAAAACTCATTTTGATTCCCATTCTTGCCGAGTCATGCCCAGCATGTAGACATTTTTAACAGCGCCATTCTGTACACATGCGCAGCGCCTACAACCTTCTTCTTTAAAGCCCAGCTTGATGCAGTAATTCTTTGCCGCCTCAAGCCCTTCAATGATGTACGCCGTGACCCTAAGAATTGGATGATCAAAAGCCCAGCTTAAACATGCAATACCGAGCTCTCTTGAATGCTTCATTGATGATCTCTTAAGCAATGAATGAAGTTCAAATTCAATGTCACTCTGTTTGATGACAATAAACGCACCAGCAAACACATCACCAACCCAAGCAGAAAGATACAAAACGTTAGGATGGGCGATCGGCTCGGCCTTCCTGTGATCATGGCCAACCTTCGTAATGTACGGATCGGAATAGACACTTGATAAGTTTTCTTCTGTGATCCCCTCTGTGACGAATGGCATGTGCAAACCCTACGCTGTAAGAACCACCAGTTCGATGGTTTTATTTTGCCACAGTAATCAGTCTTCCATATCAGATTCGCGCTCTTCCCAGGCTTGGCAAACGCGCATATCGTTACAGACAAAGTTCAGCTTTTCGCAGTGGCCACGAAATCCAGCGCCTTTGTCGTATGCCGCCAATGGAATACGCTCGATCTTCACCTGGGTCATGAATGCATTGTCGTAATATTCGCAGTTCGAGCAATGCTTGCGCCTTGCGTCTTTGGCATCGCACTGCATAGCCTCGGCCACCTTCACATAGAACTCTTTGTTTGCGCCAGGCTCATTGGTTGGCATCACAGGGCCATAATTCCAATCCTGCACGGCAATGGCGTAGTTCTTCTTGTTTTCCGCTGCCGTGATGAACTCTTCTTCCATCGGCAGGCCCATGAATCCCTTGGGCATCATCATGAAGTCTTTCATTGCATTCCTTAGGTAATTTCGCGTCCGGAGGCACGGATGGTGAGAGAAGTGGCCGCGCTGGCAATCGTAGAAATAAAGCCACCAGACTCCAAAGCTTGGCCCACCAATTCGGGACAGGTGTATGTCTCATCTGGCACGATGCTTCTGTTATCCAAAATCAGATTTGAAGACGTAGCACTTCCGCCAATAGTCACCAAGTTGACGCTGATGGTCACGTTTGCCGCGCTGGTGTTCGTGATGGTGAACTTGTCGATGATGGTTTTGCAATTGACTGCTGTATATTGCGTGGTTTGGCTGCTTTCAGCCTGTTTGGCTGGGATTAGTACCTTTACTGTTACTGTCATGCTACACCTTCGATGTTGTTGTTTACTGTAAGTATGATAGACGGGATTCCAGGATGGGGTACAGCGGCAGGGAATGTTTTTAGCTCAACACTGAGATCTGTGACGGCAAACATCAACTCCACGTAATCTCCAGCCTTCAGCCTAAAAAAGTAATTAAGCGATGAAAAAATCTCGGCATTGTTGCCTTGGATTCTAATTCTGCTTGCGCTGTTTGTTACATCAACGCCATTAAGCCTGAACCAAAAATCAAACTCAGCTGTGCCGCCTGATGTCTTATCAAGCTGAAAAGAAGTATCAAAGTTATAGATGCCTTCACTATCGACGTAAATCCGAGATGCTGGTGATCCAAGATATACACCACGACTCAGGTCGGTGGCATTAAACGTGATCTCCGTGGCTGTGTTGATAACAGTCGCTGTTTGCGTTGTGGTGTCGTAGAACGAGCCATATCGGCTGCGCTTGAACTCGCGCTGAGGAGGGGCCATCTGCAAGCCTTCGACGGCTGCGGTAAGTCTAGCCAGTAGCTCAAGAGCCTGGTTCGCCTTATTCTCGGCTGATGCGCTGCTGATGGATGATTCTTGAGCCAACGACGTGATCTGTGCCAGAGCCTGATTTGCTGTGGCCGATGCTGTATCCGCTTGATACTCGATATCTGTCCCAGCAACCGGCAACAATGTATCAACAGTCTGAAACAGTAGTTCAAACTGTCTTATCTGTTGCTGGTCGGTCAAGAACGCCGAGAGCTGGTCGCGGGTTAAATTGAGCCTGCGGGATGTTGGTGCTGTTGCCATCAGAATGCCAATGGTTCGATTTGAGCCTCAAGACGGACAAAGGAAACGTGCGAATCGCTATCGCCTCGGAAGCGTTGAACGCGCCAGTTTCTCATGTGGCCCTGTTGGAACCAACATAGCCGCTTTCTGGTGTTGCCCAAAGTGCCCACAGATATAGACCTGTCTTGACTCCATGACAGACCATCATACGAATAGCTTGTGCTAATCAATGGGCTCTTGCCTAACTCAATACTTCCTGTAAGGCTAACCAATTCAAGTTGATTGAATATAGCACCTTTGCCCTCGTTGTAAACAATGACCGTGCCAAACTCCCATCTAACCTGTTGTCCCCAATGGTGCCCAACAGATTGGGAAAGATACCCAACATTACCTGATTGTGGATCTCCAACCAGCCATTTGTCGTAAGCCCAAACGAAATTCTGTGCCCGGTACTGTGAGAAGCCAACTAATGAAGAGCTAAGAGTAAACCAGACTTGTTCGCCTAGGGCCTCGGAGGCGGCTGCATCATAAACAATTGTTCGATCCGGAAGATGAACGTATAGGTACTGGTTGCTCTTATCGTTTCTTGACTCAAGCTTAACTTGTGATAGTTGTGACTCTGCATATGTCAGCAACAAGCTGTCAATCTCTTGAGTGCTAATCTTCTGAGTGCTGGCTGATGCACCCACATAAATACCAGGGGCCTCATTCCTGCCGCTACCTAAGAATGCGATTCGATCCATGTAGACACAGCAGGCATGAGTCCCAATACACCCCTTCTGGATCTGAGCCCCGTCAATTCTTTGGAACGGAAACAACTCTCCGCCGACGTTGTCGAACACCTCGATGGTGTGTCTATTCAGCGCATGTATTTCGTTTCTCAATTTCAGAACAGCAACGATTGGATCGGGATCAACTTCAGAGCTTCCATACTTCAGCGGGTTGACACTTGTTGGGCTACCCAACTCGGTGACGATTAGAAACTGGCCGTCTGTCGTCATAAAGTAACCATCAACCCAGGCAACATCCAACACTGTGCCGAGGTCTGGGTCAGTTACTTGTGTAAGCGTGCCGTCCCAATAGTAGAGCCGCCCACCGGAAGCAATCGCCAATTGATCAAAGCTATAGTCGAACGTCACTAGGCTATCTGTCGGCCCACCCACATCGCCTAACACGGACACAGCGCCATTACTTGCCACCGATACTAACTTAGTGCCCATCACTCGATAGCACACACCATTCCATTCTATTCCGCCTCGATCAAGCCCAGGCCCAGTGCCATTCGCAACTACACCATCACCTGGGCGCATAAATCCATTGCTGATGCCCGACTTCTGTGGAACAGGCACGAGGTTTACAGGGTAACTTGTGCGTAGCTCAGGGGTTGCACTAGCATATATTCCAGACAGAATAGGTATTTGCATGGCTTATTTCCACTTCTCTTTGTCGGCCCAATATGCTGCGCTCATTTTGCCCTTGGCAATGTTTTCAGCATGTCGGGCTTTAAATGATTCTCGACGTGCCTTGTCTGCCTTGGATTCACCCTCTCTTTTCGGTGAGCCTGACACGCCTTGCTGACCAAAGCGAATAGTCTTCACTTGGTCGCCCGCCTTGGCCACAACAACATGGCTTTTGGTCGGGTGCGACGGAGTGCGCTTCGGCTTGTTGTAGCCTTCAACTCCAACGCGGGCAAGGCGGGCGTCTTTGGTGGCCATGATCAACCAATCCGGTACCAAGAATTCGTTGATTGATAAAAGCGCATGCGAAAGAATGCATTGGCTGCAAGCGTGGTAGGTGCGCCAAAAGCCGCCGATGCCCCGTTGAGCGCCAATGTAAACGTGGTGATGATTTGCGTGGTGGTGATTAAAACCTCGGTGCCATCAGGTACGCCAGTGTTTAATGGTAACGTGATAGTCCCAGTCGCCAACGTACCGGCAGGCTGAAGAATCATCCACTGTTGTTCACTGATCGGAGTTGGCACCGTGACATTGAATCCAGCCCCAGGGGTGTAGAGGTTAACTGCTACCGTAGGCGCAGCAAACGACGTTTGGAAATATTCCAGCAATTGGCTGACTGAAACCTTGCGAGCGTCGCCATTGTTAGGCACATAAATGGGAAGCAAGTCCCCAGCAGATACCTGACTCAGGCCCGACAGCTGATTAATAGTAGGCATGTTTTTCCCTTAATTGAATTCGATTGGGCCATCTTGGCCAGCCAACAGCGGATCGACCGGCTTACGCAAGAATGGATCATCATATACGCGCCATGGCTTGTTCCCCGCACCAGCAGGCATTGAGCCAGGCAACTGCTGTTCCACTGGCATTGCCGCACGCGATAGAAGCGTGTTGTAAGACTCCTTCGCGGTCGCCTTGGTGTCTGGCATCACTTGCTTGCCATAACTCGGCGCAAGCTTGATCGCCAGATTTGTGTATATCGCTTGGTTTGACGAGTCGGGGACGTTTGTCTGCTCGTCTAAATCGCTATCCAATGGGCTGGATGGCAAAGGGTACCCAAGACGAATACCCAATGCATTCCATGACGCAATCATCATATCCAATCTTTGCAGAGCAGACTGCAATTGCTCTGGACTAAGATCGAATACATATGAAGCAAGCCCAATTTCATCAAATGCTTGCGTAACAAATTGGCGCTTGCTCCATCCCATTTCTTTCCCCTATTCAATAATCAGCAACAACAGCATTTTGCAACGATAACCAATCTGATTCATATTGATCTGCGTATTGTTGCAATTGGCTATTTAAGTTACCGTTGGTTTTTACACTTACAAGAGTTTGCCTAAAAACCAACCCTGAGAAATGCACATCAACCACGTAATATATTGGAGTAGCCTCAATGATTTGAAAAGTGGCCATTTTATGCCGCTCTGGATAATTTAACTTTTACTTGCCCAGCAGCTACGGCAGTTGTATCAGCATCAGCAGCAGCTCCGGTAATAGCAATGCCAAGTCCTAAAGGGAATCGATAACCACCAAACCCCGGAGTAACCTCAACTTGTCCAGTTGCAGGCACTGTAATCACCATTTCAGGCACATCTGTACCAACAGTAGGCGCTGTGGCCTTGTTGTATAACTTGACATATGCAGGCGTTGCCCCAATATTGCTGGCAAAGAAGGCTGAAACAGCCTGCGTACTGGTAACGATTAACGCCCCGTTAGTTGTAGCTGCTGAATTTAATGCAAAGTTTGTCGTAGCAACTTGCCCAACGGTTGATAAAACACCGCCCTGGACAGTGACAGGCATTGCGAACGAGTTATCGCCAAATGGACGTGGCACCGCTTCAATTCGCTCTCGCACGTAGTCAAACAACCGTACGAAAGAAACTCGATAATCAGTGCGCTTAATTACGGCTCCGCCGCAGTTTGTTGAGGCAAAGTCAGCCGGGACAACGGTATTACCAATAGGCTCCAGAGTAAGGGTTGAAGTCGCAAGGTTTTGGATACGGTACGCGCCATCACATGCGAGGGTTGCTCCAGTGCTATTGTCCCGCAACCCAATCACATTGACATAATCGCCAATGACTGCGCCCGTCCAAGTGGCGCTGCCTACGATTGTCAGAACTCCAGAGGCCAGCGTTGCAGACTGAGCGGCCATAGTCAGCCCACCTAAAGTGGACATCAAGTTGCCGCCCTGCACGCGAGCCACATACCCGCCAAACGTCGTGGCCGTTACCGCACCACCCCAGACGATTGTGAATTGAGTCGGGCTAACGATAGACGCGACAGCCGTTGCAGTGACTACGTTTGGGAAGTTGGCCTGGTCACGAGCACCATAAAGCACAACTACATCCGTGATAGATAAACCGTGCGCCACATCTGTAGTGACAGTTGCTGTTGTCGTGCCAGTTTTAACGGCTGTAACAACTTGCGCGTTTGGAACGGTCAGACCTTTGTTATTGGTCGCCCTAATCCTAAATTGATATAGTTTAGACGCTTCTGGGACAATCTGCGTTCTATTTACTGCGCTTGATCCCTGAGAAAGGCCATCAATAGCGCTTGAAGACCACTGCACGCGGTCGGCTTGCAATACAAGCCTGTATTCAGATGTAGGCTGGAAGGCATACGTATAAGCCGACGTAATTGGAGCAACTGAGGTGGTTGTTGCAACAGCTATTGAATGGCTGCCAGAAACAGTGCCAGACGGAAAAGACTCACCCGAGCCGCTTCTGATGTAGAAACTGGCGTTTGTACCTGTGGCATTTTCAAAAATCATTGAAACGCCGTTCTGTGCGTACCCCAAAGCGGATCGCATATATACAAAACCGCCAACGAACGGGCCAACAGTCAGTGATGCGAGAGTGCCGCCAGGGCCTGCCGTTGCCGTGAATTGCGTAGGAGATGTGACCGCGCCAACAACAAGCGCCGGATAATTCATCCGGCTGTCAGGGACGCCGTGTATTCCGAACCTTGATCCAACACTCAAACCATGGTCGCCAACAGTGTTTACAGTAAGCGTCGTGGTTGATTGAGAAATGCTAGAAATATCAAGATCAGTGGGGGAAGGAATTGTCCCGAAATCCACAATCTCGTTAGAAAACTCTTGTCCTAAGGTTCTTTGAGATGCGTGGAACCCGAAGCCACATTCAAGCGGCATTTTGAAGCTGACGTTTGCAGTCAGGGAGGTTTCAGTGCCAGCTGCCAAAGGGTCTTTTGAGATCACCAAATAAGATGATCCAATTGCGTTGCCGTCAAGTCGAACAATGTCACCCGCAGCCTTTGTAAGCGTCCAGGTGTTAGTCGTATCAAAAGACTCAAATGGCTCTTGCAGTTTGGTCGTGACGTTGCTTGAGACTGCGCTAACGACCTCGGCATATGTGCCGTCGTTCATGTCTTTGTTGCGCCGAGTTACGTCGTTGTAACTCTTGATGATATCTGCCATGTTTACCCCCTGAAAAAAATGGCACTATGAAAAACTGCTTCTTAACTGAACTTCATTGCCTCATTAATCTTCTCAATGAGTTTTGCATCGCCCCAGCGGCGATCTATCTTCATGCCGATCTTATCAGCTTGTTGCAGCATCTCTTCACGAGTTGGAGCAGAATTAGAAACTTCTTTCGGAGAGTCAAGGACTTCTTTTGGCTCAATGAACTCAATGACCGCCTCGACAAGTGTTTTACTCCAGCCTTCTTGCACGGCAGATTGCAGTTGAGATTCATCGTTAACGCCAATTGATTCATAAGTGGTGCCATTCGGGCCAAAATGAGCGCCTGGGCATCGATAAACAAGAACAGGGAACTCCATCACTTACCCTTCTTTACCGTCTTTGCAGCGGCTTTAAAAGCCTTGGCAGTCGGCGCACCCGCCGAGCCAGGCTTGCGCATACGTTCTTTAGAGCCAGCCTCAATACGTTCACGCTTTGCATGAATGTTCGCATATAAGCCAGGGCTGCCTGGTTTCTTCATTTCTTCGGCCCCTTGCTTGGCTTGCCTGCTTTCATTGCAGCACTGCGAGCCGTAGATAACGCAATCGCCACGGCTTGTTTCTGTGGCTTGCCTGCCTTCATCTCTTTTGAGACGTTGGAGCTAATACTTTTCTGGCTGTAACCTTTTTTGAGCGGCATTTCATTTGCTCCAGTAAGAAGCCCGAGGATCTCTCCCCGGGCTAGGTTTACAGATTAGGCAATGCGATACGCAACAAAAGTATCGGCAGCAGTCTTGCGCAGGCGGAAGCGTGCGACAGAACCGGTGGTTGCAGCCGTTGCAGCAGCACCCACAATGGTCACGCCAGTGTTAACGGTAACCGTCAGAGCAAACGCGGCCAAGGTGACGATAGAGAAATCAATACTATCGTTAACCATGAACTCCGACACGAGGTCCAAAGCGGCCCCGGTGGGGAGCTGCACGTTACGGCTGGCGGTTGGCGTAGCGGTCACGATACCACCAAGCAACGAGGCGGCAGTGAAGACCATAGAGCCACCGTCTGCAATGTTGGTCGGTGCATCTTGAATCTGTGCGTTAAGGCGACCTTGCTGAACCTGTGGAGCCGTGCCAACTTCGTAATAAACTTGTTGGCTGCCAGTGGATTCAACCACGATGACCGCCCCAGTGGAATACGGACCAAACACGGTTTGACCAGCGCGAACCGTACCGATCAAAGTCGTTTGATCTGGATACTGAGGGAAGCCGATTGTGCGTGAAACCTGGGCCTCGCCTTGGGTGAACACGGCAATAGCATCATTGGCGGGGATGGTAACGGTAGCTTTTCCGTTTACTGCGATAACGTTAGACATGATTTATCCTTTGTAAATTTAGAGAAGGCCGGAGTTACCCGGCCAGTATTTCTTAGGTCTGCGAGAACAAGATGATGCCGGACATCTCGGGCTGCTTATTCACCACGCCGAACAGGGTATCGAGACGATACTTAGTCTTCATAGTGTTGATGTCGTATTGCTTCTGCATGACCAGTTCGATACCTTGGTCAGTAGAGGCACGCATCACAGCCGCGCCAGCATCGCTAGGAACAGCGTAGCGACCAGGAAGAATTTCCAGCGAGTCACGCTGCCAGAACGGATTCACAGAAGCCGAAACAGTGTTCAAGAACACAATCGCAGCATTGGAGGCCGTGGCGTTTGCAACACAGTTTTTATACTGGACTTCAGCATCGGTGCCGCCCTGGGCAGTAATCATCGGGGGGCTGATGACCATGGTGGTGGCATTCACCACGCTGATGACCCGGAAGGTCTTCAGTTGTCCAGTGTCGCCCTTGGTGATGTGGTGCGCAGCGTTGATGTTAGCAACAGTAAACGCATCGCCAGCGGCCACGTTAGTGGTACTGGAAATGGTGACCGTTTGGAAACGGTTGTCAACGTTTGCGGTTTCGCCAGTCGTTGCTACTGCGGTTGCGCGGGGCACGTAGTAGTTAAGAGCCGAGGCGCGGGTGTCGATGGTCAAGCCAGCACCACCAGCGGCAGCAGCCTTGCGGTTAGCGTAGTCAAACTTGTAGGTAGAGAAGGAGGCCATCTCACCAACAAACGCTTTGCGCAGAGCCTTATCGCTGATCTCATTGCCAAACGAACGTGAAGCCTTCGACAGATCGTTAGCCATGCCGTTATAGTCACGGGTAGACAGGGCCAAGAAACGATCATAAGAAGGAACACCCTGTTCGTTCATGATGGCTTCGCACTGGGCGACGTCATCAAAGCCCGAAGCGGCCGAGGTGCGCTTAACAACCAGCGTACCCTGGTTTGCTGCCACATTCATGATGGCCTCATTGATATCACTGGCCAGCTTTTGCTTGGCAGCGTTACCAAGGCGGTTTTCTTGCAGCGCATCGCGCAGTTCTGAGGCAGTCATGACCCAAGGCACAGCTTTAGAGAAGCCGATGGTCGCGGGCACCGAGAGCTGGGTGAAGTCGTCGAAATTAGACGACATATCGGTACCGTTGTAGCTGGTAGCGATATAGGGCTGGGGACGCCAAATAACGTTGTTAGTGCGCTCCATCATCGTTTGATCGGTGCTGTGCACCGCGACGTTTTTGCTCAAAACAAGTGCGTCTTGAAAACCTTCAAGAATGTCTTCAAACGCTACGCGCTCTTCTTTACTGAATGAATTTGCCATGATTAATATCCAAAGTAATAAATGAATTATTTAGATGCTGCTTGCTTCTGCTTTTTGTACTGAATGACTTTCGTCATATTGCCAGTACGCGAAGCTTCTTCGCGCAGCCGCTCAAGTGTTGAATCAACTGATCCGGAAGATCGTCCGGTTCCAGAAACAACACGCTCAGGGGGAGGTGCGGATTTACGGTTGGTTACTTTCAAATCTTTCTCCAGTTTGGCAACCGCAAACGCGAACTTTACGGGGTCTGTGATCTCGGACAACTCTTTAGCCTTCTTCAAGTTCTTACCGAGTGCGTAGACGATTAAGGCTGGGTTATCTGCACCTTGGAGAACGATCCCCTGTTGGGTAATGCTCAAGAGTTCCTGGGCAACAAGTTCAGCGTCTTCAAAGTTTTTGACCTTTAATTCTGCTTTTGCTTTGCTGTAACCATCAAGTTTAGATTGCCACGCCTTCTGCTGATTTACTGCCTCAGCTTCTTGCTTGGCCACTACTTCATCCACTTGACGTTTTCTATCAAACCAGCTTGCTAAAGCAGCCTCGAATTGGTCAACGTCATAATCGTGATCCTCAAGCTTTGGTTTGGCTCCCAGCGTGACCGGCTTGGTCTCAGTCTGCGCTGTGGTTTGCAACCTGCTATGAAGCTCCCGATTCTGTTTCTGCAATTCCCTATTCGTCTTACGCAACTCTCGAACCCATTCAGGCGCGTGAGATTGTTCCTCGGGAGGTGGCGCTTCCTCCCCAATAGATACGATGACCTCATCCGATTCGTCATCATTCGTTTCAGATACATCTGACTCGAGCTCATCATTAACGCTACTGCTATCGTCAATGCTTTCTTCTTGCTCAGAATTCTCATCCACAAAAGATTCATCTTCGAACTGATCCTCTTCTCCAACTGCCATTTTGTTCATCATCAGACCCTATCAAACTCACCCATTGAGCGGCTGGGTGGTTGCCGTTACTTCATAATACCTTATTCCATTGGTTGCTGTGTATTTAAGCCGCCCATCAGCTTCTGCACAGCCTCGGCATTAGCCAAATCTGTCTTGCTCATAACCTCAACAGTCTGAGCATTCTTGAGTTCAGCCGATGCAATTGTTTCAACAGTATCGGCCCGAGCCTTCGCTGCTTTTGCCGTGGCTTCCTCTGCTGCCGCCTGTAAATACATAGAATTAGGATCTTGTGGCGCGCCTTCCATTTCGGCCATGAGCTGCTCTCTCTCTTTGTCAGTAGGTTCAACGACACCCATGCGAAGCAGCTTCTTGCGGAAGTATTTGTTTGCGTCTGAGATTCCCTCGCCTTCCATATTCATCATCGCCATGGCTCCGAGAACCTGCATCGTGTCGGGGTCTTGCGTGATTTGGAGCATGCCAGTCAACGCCCTGACGGTCGCAGCCTTCTTGCTCGAGCTCGATGGGCCAACGTCAACAGCCACGTCAAACGAAGCTGCACTGATGTCGTTTTCAACGATGACAGCACCAGTCTCAGAATCAATCATCGGCTTCATAAGCTCAACGGAATCAGTATCTCCGCTTTGCGCAACGACCTTCATACTCCGCTTGTTTTCGGTGTAGATATCTTTCGCCATCGAGAGCCATATCTCGCCACAGCGTTTCATGCCTTTAGCAAAGTTACTCATGTAGATAAACGTCTGCATATCCACGCGCTGCTGGATCATTTCAACAGCCTTACCAGATACTCCGCTAACCATCTTGTCGGCGCCCTGCGGGTTGCCGAGGATGTCTTGCATATCTGTCTCTGTTATCTGCAACAGTGCGGCCATGGCTGGCGGAATCTGTGCGCTCTTTGTGTATGCAACTGGACCACTGAGCGACATATTGCCGTTTTGGTCAGTAACTGGGTTAATCAATAGATATGGATAATCTTTGATATTATCCTCGGCCCACATCATCTGGTGCCCTGCGACTTGCTCGGGGCTGAGAATAGGCTTCTCGACAGAAGACAGTGCGCTTATCTCACCCAGCTTAGATAGCTGCATGTTCTTGAGCCGCTGGGCATCCTTCGCCAGGCGCACATGACCCATGCAACGCTCGACGTTATCCACGAACCACCGTTTACCGTACACCGGCACGATGGGGATGCATTTCCCTGCAATGTATCCAGCGTCTTCAAGAACACGGCCACCAGACAAAATATACTTATGGATTCGTTTGGTCTTAATCTTCTTCTGACGAACTTCCTTACTTCCAACCGCCAGCAAGGTTTCCTCTAGGGTTTCATCATTCTCAAAGTCTGATTGCCTATATCGTTCTTCCTCGCCTGCAATGGTCTGGAATATGCGAATGGTCTCAGACTTCTCCTCGACTTTGTAATACTCTGCGACGTATACAACATCAGGTGTACACCAATCAAACTCATACTGGTGGACTACTTTTGGCCAGTCTGTAGGATTATCACCCCAGGTATCTTTGTATGCTTGGCGCGTCATGCTAGTGACTACAAAGCAGAACTTGGCGTCTGACTTATCTTGACGTTTCGCACCAAGGTCGAAGAACACGGAGCTATCAGCGTCAAAGATTGGTTCGATACGAATACGCTGGCGCTCATCCTCGGGGTCTTCTTCGTCTTCGTATGCTGTGCGAATACGCCAGGCTCCAAAGCCACCACCGACAGCTTCCTCGAAAGCGTTGTCATAGGCCTCGGTGGCGACTGAATCCTGCTCATCAGCCCGATACAGTCCATCACATACGTCGGCCAGCTTATCGTCTGCTTTGCCATCTTTAGAAACGAAGTCGACAGTGATCCGGTTGTTACGGTACTCGTTGATGATCCTGATGACAGACAAATGGATTTTGTTTACTTCAAACTTGGGCTTATTCTCGAATTGATCCTCGAGCGGGCCTTCCCATTGTGCGCCACAAAGGGAATAGAACCTGCGGTCTTGCAGGCACTGAAGCCGTTCATCGCGCAGGGCGCTTTGCACCTCGTCAAACTGTGACAGGGCATCCGCGTGAAGATTCGATAATTTCTGACTGTTTGAAAGCCTAGACATGAAAACCCTTTGTTTTGTCTAATTGTCTACCACTTTTTAACGGTGGGCAACGGTGCGAATATTTTAGGCTTTATTGTGCTAGACCTTCGCACAGCTTCGCAAGCATATCTGAGCGCATCTATAACGTGATTCTTCTTGTCTTCAAGCACGGGCAGGATCTTGCCTGTGAGCTGGTCTGTTTTGTAACTGTAAAGCGTGAGTTCATCAATTGTGTGGATGCATCGAGGGTGAACAACTATGTCGTAGTTCTTCAGAAACTCGATGCCTTCTTCGACTGAGCGCGGTCCCTTCACTGCCGTCATAATCTTCGGGAAACCGTTGCGTTTCATGTGACTGATAGTCTCCGGCCTTGCAGAATCGGCCACGATTGGCCATTTTTCAGCCTCCGGCACGGTCATGAATAGCTCTGGAGTGTTCACGATCTCGCAGCCGACCATGTAGGCTTCGTAGTCGATGTAGAGCGTGCGGCCAACGATGTGGCAGCGCACCAGTGTGGTTGGGTCGACCGCAAAGCCCCAGTCAGCGCCGAGGCGGTGGATAGCGTCGGGTGGTGCGTCGAACTCTTCGACCTTCCAGTTCTTGAAAACCCGGGTGTTGCTGTTGGTGAGATAGCTACCCATCCAGACATGCTGATACTTGTCAACGTCTCGGCGCTTATCGTATTCCATTTCGTCGCGCAGTACGTCAGGAAACCATGGGTTATCTGTGAAATTGACCCTCAGAACCGTTGCATCTTTCGGTGGTGTCGGGCCACGCAATAAAAAATCCACAGGGTCGGACTGCTGCCTTGGATTCCAAGTGAACCACAGCTCGGAGTCTGGCTTGCGAATCGTAGGCCGCAGCAGGTCCAAACTAGTTTGGCTCAGGCTTTGGGCTTCTTCCACCCAGGCGCAGTCGTAGCCTTCTAGTGACTTAATCGAATCCGCCGTGTGGTTCTGCATGCCCTGGAAGATGATTGCCCCGTCACCCTTCTTTGACTTGATGACGGCTTCCTGCACCTCGAAGTAGGCGCCAGCATTCATAGCTTCAATCTTGTTCTCTAGCAATCGCTTGACCGACTGACTGAGAGACTTCTGGATTTCGCGAACGCACACGCTTCGCCGCTTTTGATCAATGATGTGAGCCTCAATCATTAGCTCTGCAAACATGTGAGATTTGCCAGAGCCTCGGCCACCCCAAGCGCCTTTGTAGCGACTTGGCTCAAGCAGTGGAACAGCCCACTCGGGAGTTTGAAGCTGAAGCGTTTTAGCCATTCTTGACAATAACGCGCTCAATGCGCGTCACAAGCGGATTCTGGGCATCCCCAGACAACTCTAACTTGTCGCCATACTTTTTTGGAGCCAGCTTAGAAAGCAGCCACTTACGAGAATCAACTTGCAACTTATGCTTTTGCACTGCTGCCCAATCCTTTTTGCCGTCAGTCATGCCCACGTCTTGATCGCTGATTTCCATAATCTCTGTCGCAATCATTTCGATCAAGTCTTCTCTCGCGCGCGCGTAATGTTCTGCGAGCTGCGAATCCTCGTCAACCCATCGACAAAATGTGCTTTGAGGAACTCCGGCCAATTTGCACGCCTTAAAAGCACTCAATCCACTGCGCATTTCGTGTAGAACTTCCGTAGAAATGCGCTCTTTATCCTCTTTGCTGTATTTTTCGCTCATTTGATGCAGACGATTGTTTGTTGACCCGATCGTATCATTTTGTGAACAATGACCAAAGAAAGATGGCATCTAA